CAACATTACCCCATCGTTTACTATATAATCCACTAAATGCTATGAGAGTATCGTCTTCTAACATTACATGAAAACAATCATAATCCCCAATTTCAGTTAACATTTTTTTGTAATTTTTTGCGTTATGTAAATTTTGTTTGTCTAATGTTTGTATTTCTTTTTCAATGATACGTAATATTGATGGCATTGGGTACTCAACAATATCTTTAATAACCGTATTCATTTAATTTCACATCCTCAAAAAATGGAGCACATTTCCAATCTTTAGTAATACGTCCACGATATTCATTTTCAGAATCTACTAAACCATCTTCATCAACTTGCCAATCAATAAAACGTATTAACACGTTTTTATATTCATATAATATAGAAGTTCCACAATTTTTAATTTGGTTATTAGATTTTTTAATGTCAAATTTATTTTTAAAAATATTAACTAAGTCTTCAATTGCATATGTAGAATCTTTGCTCATACTACGTCCAAGTTGACCTACACTTTTAAAACGTAATATAGGTTTAACTTTTGGTTTATAATTTGTTTTTTCCATAATATTAAAAAATAAATTAACTTGGTCTTCTATTGTACATTCATTAATATTTTTCGCAATAATAGTTCCAGTATTAACAATCATATTCTCTAACATACAATTGCGAAGAGCTCTAACTTTTAAATTGGCATACTTACCATTATCTAATATTTTATAAATATCATCATTATTAGCACCATTCATGGATATCAAACTAAGACGCAAACCAGAATCTTTAAGTTTTTTGACATACTTTCTACGTCCAAGTTTTAAACCATTTGTGGTCAAACTAACTTTGTGTCCTAGTTTTTTAACATTACGAATTATATCTGGTAAATCTTCACGTATTGTAGGTTCAGCACCAATTAGTCTGATATATGTTCTTTTAGGTAATTTTTCTAGAAATGAGTATAGTTTGTTAATATCCATATCGGGAATATCACGGTTAGGAATATAACAATTTGCACAGGACATATTACAACGATGAGTTATATCTGCAATTAATACATCGAAAATATTATTTTCAGGTTGTATTTTAAAATATTTCATACAAGAAATTAAGCATTATTCTTTAAAAGGAAACGCATTCTGTACTAATGCCCCATCATCGAAAGTTACGACATCATTTATTTCTATTTTCATACTCCAATTACCACTAGACAGTGTTGTAGCGCAATCACTAATATGATTTCTCAAAAAACCGTCCTCGACTCTCGTACTTCTATAATTTGCATATCCTTCATTCGTCCATGTTCGAGTTTCAATTAGAGTTGATGAATTTTCTAAAGTTCTATCAACATTTTCCATAGCTGAATCAGAAACATCATATGACAAAACTGACTGTAAATCATCTAAAGCATCTTCAGCACTATCAAAAGAGCCATCTTCTTTTGTATATGTAATTTTTTGTTCTACACTCATATTGGTATTTATACATCCCAAATATGAAGAAAAATGTCAAAAGGGACTTGATTTTTTGTTAAGGAACCTATATAATAGATATATGATTAGGAATACGGGTCATCCCCGTGTACGGAGTTTTTGGTAGTTTTTAACCGTTGGTTCAGTTGCAAATACCCTGATGGGAACATCTGAACCGAAAAAAACAACCACTTACTGTATCGCCGAATGATCGGGATACAAAATGCAATCTTGCTTATTAAAGGAGATCATAAAATGGTTACAAGCAATGCACTCGCTCCCTTATGGGACAACTTTCACAAACTCTCACCTCATATTGTCGGATTCGATAGGGTATTTGATACTCTGGGTCGTCTTCCTGATGCTGGGGTTACAGGGTTTCCACCTTATAACATCCGAAAGGAAGGTGACTATAATTACGTAATCGAAATGGCCCTTGCTGGTTTTGGCAAGAAGGACATTGAGGTTGAGGTGGCTGATGGAATTCTTACAGTTCGTTCTACAAAAGAGAATGCTGATAAGGATGATCAGGGTATGGCCTATCAGGGAATTGCGTATCGGAAATTTGTACGCAAATTCACGGTTGCTGATGACATCGTTGTGAACGGTGGAAAACTGGAAAACGGTATGCTCATGATTGATCTTGAACGTGTCGTTCCAGAAGAGAAAAAACCTCGTCTTATTGAGGTAAAATAATCTCATAAAATTGGGAAAGGGGGTTGACTTTAACCCTCTTTTCCTTTATTATATAATAATCTATAAGGAGTGATTTATGGGAGTTAAGATATTTGACGGCAGCCTCGATGATCTTGGGGGTGGTGTCATGAAAGAAAATACTGATCAAGAACAGGCACTTGAAGATGCTGTTGCACTTAAAAGAGAAGAAGAGAAACATCTAGAACAAAATCATGGTATGAGGATTGCTTTACGACCTATCAAGGCATTAAATATTATGAGAGTGGAAGTGCCTGATGAGATTGTTGATGAATTAAATGTTCACATCGATACTGTTATTATCCCTGCCAGTAAGAGTTATGCTTCTGGTCTTGTTGGCCAACTTAAAAATGATGAAAAATCTGCTCAACTAGAATTTCCTATGGACGATGAAGTTGGGTCTACATTAAAAACGATTTTAGATCAGGTAGGTACTACTTATCTCAAGGCAGCATATCAAAGAGATTCAAAGGCAGAGGTGTATAATTGCTGGACAAATCATGCATATGCAGGGGATTACAATCCTTTTCATGATCATGGTGTGAAAACTATGGCAGGACTATCTGGGTTTTTGTGGTTAAAAGTTCCTGAGTGTATTAAAAAATTAGATGGAGAGAATCCAAATATTAATAATGCCAGTGGTGCTGTTGATGGATTTACCCATTTGATTTGGGGAACAAATACCAGAAAAGATCTTCTACAACTCAAACCTCAAACTGAAGATTATATAAAACCAGAAGCAGGAGTGATGTTAATCTTTCCTAACTGGTTAAAACATCAAGTACTTCCCTTCTTTGGTGAAGGTGAAAGACGGTCAATGGCATTTAATTGGAATGTTAATGATTCTGAAAGGGAGATGAAAAAATACATGAGTGATAATGAAAAGGAAAAGTATGAGGAACGAAAAAAAGATTCAGTACAAGTATGATGAAGACGCAATTTTAACTGACTTGCATGAATATATTGATTCCACTTATGATGAACACTACAGCAAGAACAAATATCAAGCAACAGAGTTCATTATAGATGGTGGTCATGGTGAAGGTTTTTGTATCGGTAACATTATGAAATATGCACAACGATACGGAAAAAAGAATGGTAAGGACAGAAGTGACTTGCTAAAAGTGTTACATTATGGTATTATAGCTTTACATGTACACGATATGGAGAACAGTGAATGAAACTAAGTAGTGACACTATAACGGTGTTGAAGAATTTCTCGACAATAAATCAGAATCTTCAAATAGGTAAAGGTAGTAGTATTTCTACAATGTCTGCAATGAAGAATATTGTTGCCAAGGCAGAGGTCAAGGAAAAATTTATAAGAGAATTTGCAATTTATGATTTGAATGAATTTCTGTCGGCATTATCTCTTTTCGAAAAACCAGAGTTGAAGTTTAAAGAGGATTTTGTTGTGATGACAGAATCTAATATTGCTGCAACAAAATCTTTAAAATATTGGTATTCTGATCCATCAGTGGTTAGCAGTCCAACTAAAGAACTTGCTATGCCAGAATGTGAGATTTCTTTTAACTTGTCTAGTGCAATGCTTTCGGATGTTACAAAAGCATCACATGTTATTGGAGCACCAGATATGTGTTTGGAAGGAATGGATTTGGGTACTGCTGTGCTTAAAGTTACGGATAAGAAGAATGCAACAGCAAATGATTATGCAGTAAAACTTGATATCGATAATCAAGAAGAAAATGTGCCATATAAGTTTTGGTTTAAGGTTGAAAATTTAAAACTAATACCTGGCAAATATGATGTTAATGTTTCTTCAAAACGAATTTCTCATTTTTGGAATGAAAAGGTGAATGTTCAGTATTGGATTGCATTAGAACCAGAGTCTGCTTATAATGTATAGTGAGAGGAATTTATATTATGGAAACTTTTCTATGGGTAGAGGAATATCGTCCCAAGGATGTAAAATCTTGTATACTTCCTAAAAATCTAAAAGATACGTTCTCTGAATTTGTTAAACAAGGAGAACTCCCCAATTTAATTTTATCAGGTGGATCAGGTGTTGGTAAGACAACAATAGCAAAAGCAATGCTAGATGAACTTGGTTCGACTTATATGATGGTTAATGGGTCTGAAGAATCTGGTATCGATGTTCTGCGAACCAAGATAAAAAACTTTGCGTCTACTGTGTCTCTACATGGTGGACGGAAGTATCTTATTTTGGATGAAGCAGATTATTTAAATCCCCAATCAACTCAACCAGCATTGCGTGGATTGATAGAAGAATTCCACAATAACTGTGGGTTCATTCTCACATGTAATTATAAAAACCGATTGATTGAACCATTACATTCTCGTTGTAGTGTGGTGGAATTTGTGATTCCTAATTCAGAAAAACCACAACTGGCAATGTCATTTCTTAATCGATTAAAGACAATCTTGGATGAGCAAAAAATTACATATGATGAGAGAGTTCTTGCCGAAGTCATAAATAAACATTTTCCAGATTGGAGAAGAATATTAAATGAACTTCAAAGATATTCTGTTTCTGGCACGATTGATGCAGGAATACTTGTAGATATATCAGAGATAAATATTAAAGAATTAATACACTCTATGAAAAATAAGGAGTTTACCAATGTTCGTAAATGGGTTATTAACAATCTGGACAACGATCCTGTTTGTCTGTTCCGTAATGTTTATGACCATATGTATGATTATATTGATGGGAACAGTATTCCTTTGTTGGTTATATTATTGGGTGAGTATCAGTATAAATCGGCTTTTGTTGCAGACCAAGAAATAAATACCCTCGCATTTTTGACAGAGGTGATGGCAAAGGTAAAATTTAAATGACAATGGATGTATATGATAATGTTCTTGAAGAGCATGTAGCAGAATTTGTTCAGTTGCAGATGAATGACCTTTCTTGGAAATATGATTACTATTCTAAAATAGGAAGTCCTAATAAGCACTGGCATGTTTTATGTGGGAAAAATCCAAAAGAAATACTAGACGATGGATATGAATGGGTACTTCCTATCTGGGATACTGCAAAAATAAAATATAAATTTAAAGAGAAATATGCTCTTGACAATTTTGTACGTATATACATGAATGCTCATACACATGGTATAGAACCTCATATGCATCAGGATGATGGTGATTTTACTATGCTCTATTATCCACGATGTGATTGGGATGAGGATTGGGGTGGTGGAACTGTGGTAGACGGTACTCTTATTGAATATGTAGGAAATAGATTAATTGTATTTGATGCTAGTTTGTGGCATCAAGCACAACCAGTTTCTAGGCAATGTTATGAGTTAAGGACTTGTATAGTTTTTAAATGCAATTTGGAGATAGGTGGTGTTGATCGACTCGACTATTACAAAAATTGATTTTTTAAAACGATTGGGGTGTGAGGAATGTCTTCATGGATCTGATACTTTATTACATCACCTTATAGGTACACGTGATCTTTTAAAACAGTGGGGTGCTGAAGAGTATGTACAGGATGCTGGTTTATTTCATTCTGTATATGGCACAGAATATTTTCAACCAAATATAAAAGTTACTAGAGATCAAGTACGGGAAATAATAGGTATTAAAGCTGAATGTCTTGTAGATATGTTTTGTTTTTGCCAAAGTCCGAGAGCCTATACTATAACTTTGATGTCTAGTGGAAAAACAAAAGAAGATTTATTATTAATTGAACGAGCAAATGAAGAAGATATAGGTGAAAGTAGAATGATGACAATGGAAGAAGCCTATGACTTATGAACTAAAAGACTATCTCAAGGCAATCAATCAAACAAAAGAAAATCTGTTAGACACAGAAGATGAAGAATGGGAAAAACGATATCCTCCTTATATTGTAAATAAATGTTTGGCACCATTTACAGATACTATACTATTAGTTAATGAATTAAACCAATATCACCATCTAGGGAAGAAACTCCAATTTGACTATTTACTAAATAGTTTAAGACCAAGGAATAGATTTGCACCTTGGATGAAGGCGAAGAAATTGGATAATCTAGAAGATGTTAAAGAGTTTTATGGATACGGCAATGAAAAGGCAAGGGATGCTCTTGATATACTAGACACTAAACAGATTTCCGCTATAAAGAAAAAATTAAAAAAAGGTGGAAGAGATGGAAGAGGTTAATTGGACTCAGGAGCAGATGTTAGAAATTACTCTGAAAGAACCAGATGATTTTTTAAAAGTACGAGAGACTCTATCTCGTATAGGTGTTGCTTCTAGAAAAGAAAGAAAATTATATCAGTCCTGTCATATACTACATAAGCAGGGACGGTATTTTATTGTGCATTTTAAAGAGTTATTTGCTTTGGATGGTAAGCAGACTAACCTATCAGAAAATGATATTGCACGAAGAAACACTATCACGAATTTGCTGAAAGATTGGGGATTGGTTGAAGTATTAGGAGAGGCAGAACCTGTTGCTCCTCTAAGTCAAATTAAGGTTTTGTCTTACAGTGAAAAAGAAGATTGGACATTGGAAACCAAGTATAATATAGGGAAGAAGAAAGAGGTCTAATGGAAAGGTTCAAACGATTTTTTGCTGAAGAAAAGAAACCATATAGGATTCTTGTTCTTTCCTACGATGATTTTGCTAATGATGATCCTAATGTTACAGGAGAAAGGATTATATCAGAAGCAACAAGTTTGGGATTTGATTCTTATATATTAGAATTAGATGGAGGATTTATTTCTACTACATCTGGCAAAAAAATTGCACATACCTATGATAAACAAAAGAAAGAGATCGATGAAAAGGGGTTTGAATTAAATCCAGATGATACTCTTGTTTTTGTAAGAGGTTCAATTACAACAAGATATGCTTGGTTAGATACAGTTACGCAATTAGAAAGAGCAGGATTTTGTTGTATCAACTCTAGGCATTGTTTTGAAGTCTGTCATGATAAATATCGTACAATGTTATTTTTGGCAGAAGCAGGATTACGACAACCAAAAACTATTTTAATTTCTCATAAAAATGAATCTACAAAAGCATTTGAAGAATTAGGTGCAAACTTTCCGATCATCTTAAAGACGGTAACAGGATCACATGGAGTTGGTGTTCTCTTTATTGAGAGTGAAAAAAACTTGGTAGCTACTGTGCAGCTTT